CCATACTACGAATTGTTGCATCCATAGTAGTAAGATTGAGCGAATTTCTATTATGATGCCAGTCACCGCAAAAAATACCAGTTTCACAACCGGCAGCTTGCGCTTGTTCTATGTACCAATCTATAAAATCTTCACAGTCTTGGTTATGTACTTTACTATTACCTTTTAATCCAAAGTGGATGTCGGTAAAGACAGCTGCTTTCTTAAACAATAGGGTTCTCCATTCATATCATTAATATAATAACGTCTTTGTGAAGTAAAGTCAACCGTTTTTGGATTGTTCTCTTTTTAAAGCAGCTTCCCATTCGCCCTGTGACTGTCTAGTATAACTAGGAGTAAGGTCATTCATCTCTAAAATATCGTCTCTAATGTTTTGATTACGTTTTTCTATGTTGATAATGCGTACAAAGCTATTAGTTACAGCGGCAGTATAGTAAGCAAACGGATTGTTTGACTTTGATTCATCAAACTGTAGACCAATTTGTGCTAACTGTAAGATTGCTTGACCGCGCATTTCGTCATTGTATGTATACCCACGTACATTACCTCTTGTAGCGTAACGTTCGCATAGTTTCATCCACATACGGGCAAGTTTTTCTGTAGCCTTTCCTGCTCTTAGTGCAAAATTACCGTTTTCCATACCACCTTCCCAGTGACTCTTACCTACTAACTGCAATTCTCCGTGTTCATCAAACTTATAGTGTACAAAGGGTGGAAAATTTAGCTTTACTTTAGTGTCTGCAATTGTTTTAGGGTTCTTTTTACGTCCAGGCTCTTCCGGAATATGGTCATACGTCATTACACGGAAAATTAATTCTTCTTTAGTAATTGATTTATAGTCTACTTCGCAATCTGCTTGTTTAACTTTTTCGCCTGCGGCTTTTCTTTCAGCATAAGCATTGCTTGAAAGACGTTTTACTTTGTTGCGTTTTGCCTCTGCAATAGTTCTAATGTTAATTTTGTCTACACTTGGTAGAATAATATCGAATTGATTGTAACTTTCGTCAACAAAGCTCGAAAATGTTGATTTAGATTTATGTATCTCCAACAATAAGTCTTTATTGTTGAGGTAGTTCACTTTTCTCATTGGATCTCCTGGTTAATTTACTTATTATAATATACTCTGTTAATAAAGTCAACTAAATAATGTATATAGGAGAGCAATATGAGTTTTTTAAAAAACCTTGGCAACAATATAGCTAACAGGGCAAAAGACGCAATCATTGATGAAGTGTCAGATACAAACTTTGGGCGTGTTTTAAGAACATTTAATTTATTACCCGGCGCTAACCCAAATAATGATGGATCATTCACTGCTGGTTCGTGGGACACTGGTACAAATGCTGATTGGCGTGTTAGAATATCGCTTCCTCCTGGGGGTGCATTTTCTAGTAGTACTATTTTAGCACCTTTGAAAGAAACTCAAAGTGCTATGGTGTTTCCGTATACTCCGCAAGTATTTATTACACATAGTGCAAATTATAATGCACTACAGCCTACACATAGTAATTATCCGTTTCACATTTACACTAGTTCACAAGTGGATCAGTTTACTATTACAGGTGAATTTACAGTTGAAAATTCAAAAGAAGCAGAGTATTGGATTGCAGCGGTACACTTTTTAAAGAGTGTTACTAAGATGGCATACGGAGATAGTGCTAACAAAGGATCACCACCCCCTGTTGTTAAATTAAATGGATATGGAGATTATGTTTTTAATAATGTTCCGGTAGTAATACAAAACTTTAACGTAACATTACCATCAGAAGTTGATTATATTCCTGCAGGTGTTGGATTTAATGGATCTTATGCACCAACTAGAAGTGAAATATCTGTAGCACTAATGCCACAGTACAGCAGAGACAAAGTTAATAAGTTTAGTTTAGATAAATTTGTTAGCGGCGGATATATTCTTGGCGGGGATGGATATTTATAATGGCTTATTATGATGACAAAAGTCCTTACAAAGACACTAAAGAAGTTAACGGACAATTTTTAGGTATTTTAAATATACGTCCTGTTCCTTCTGAGAATGACGATATTGTTTATACTATTGAACCGCAATACACATATAGACCAGACCTATTAGCATATGACTTATATGGCGATCGTCGGTATTGGTGGGTATTTGCACAACGGAATATGAATATTCTTAAAGACCCAGTTTACGATTTTACAGCAGGCACACAAATTTATTTGCCTAAAGAAAGAAATATTACAGCAAAGCTAGGAGGTTAGTTTGCCAGAACCACAAAATCTACCAGCTAGACTTGCACAAAAGGGGATTGACTCTAATTCCGATTCTGAACAGTTTGGTAACGATCTATCAAATTCACTTAACAAGCCTCTTGTTACTTCACCTAACATTTCACTAGATCCGTTAGGCGCAGCTCTTGCAGGTCCTGTTGCAGATGTAAGCGGTGCAGTTAATGATTTAAGTGCAGCTCTTAATAATCCAGCAGAAGCAATTGGTAATGCTATTGGCGGTGCGTTCGGTGGATTAATTAGTGGAATTTTTGGAGGAGCTCCTTCAGGCCCGCAAAAAAATCCGTTAACTAAATTTGCAAGTTACAATAATATTTTTACATTTGGAGCAATTTCTAAATCTTCATTTAATAGTCCTGATACAACATATAGAAGAAACGGCCCTGACGTTATAATTTTAGAGTCAGGCGGTAGCGGCAATAGACAAGTAAGAACACAATTAGAAAAAGCAGCAGGAATTACAGGTGAATATTTTATTGATGATGTTGAAATAAAATGTTTAGTTTCACCAACTAGTAGAACAAAACAAACTAACGCAACAAATATAACATTTAGAGTAATGGAACCCTATAGTATGGGGTTATTCCTACAAACTTTACATATTGCAGCGGCCCAAGCAGGTTACACTAACTATTTAGATGCTGTATTTTTACTACAAGTAGATTTTATTGGCTATGATGACAATGGAAGATCTTTTAAAGATTCAAGATCTAAAAGAATGTTTCCATTAAAATTATCAAATGTAACATTTGATGTTAACGAAGGCGGAAGTAATTATGAAGTTACAGCAATTCCATATCACGAAATAGCACTATCAGACGAAATACAACAAACACAAGTTGCAGTTGACATTAAGGGTGCTACTATTGTAGACTTCCTACAAACAGGACCTGAAAGTTTATCAACTATTTTAAATACTAGAGAGCAAGAACAAGTAAAAGCAGGAAACAAAAAAGTTGCAGACGAATATATTGTTATGTTTCCTAATGAAATTTCTAGTGCAGGCGCATCTGGAGTTGGCAAAACAGAAAGTACTGCCGGCGCAACTACACAAAGTGGTGCTGGAGAAGCTGGTGCTACACCAAGTGACGATAAGAAACAAGAACTATTTGAACAATTATCAGGCATCGAAGGCGGAGAAGTGCCTGCAGATTTTGATGCTGAAATAAGTAAAATCTTAGGTATTGTTGTTAAACGTAGTCAAATTGGCGAGTCAATTAGAGAAGCCGCTGAAAAAGAAGAAAATATTAATAGTATAGGTAAAAGTAAAATTGCAAAAAGTTTCCTTGATGAAGGAAAACAATATTTTGGAAAACCTGCATTTACTGAAGATAAAGAAAAAGCACCAGGCGTTTTTCAGCGAGGTAATATTAAAGTAAGTGACGAAGGTAGAAGAATTAATTTTGCTTCAGGAACAAAAATACAAAGTGTAATTGAAGAAGTAATATTGCTTTCAGAATATGCAAGAACATTTGTAACAGAACAGCCAGATACAAATGGTATGAAAACTTGGTTTAGAATAGAAACAGATGTATTTTTAATTGACGGAAATGACAACGTAGCACAAACCGGTGAAGGCGCAAAAGTATATGTATATAAAGTTATACCTTATAAAGTACACGTTGGAAAAATTACATCGCCTTCAGTTGCGCCTCCAGGGTATGTAAACTTAAGAAAACAAGCAGTTAAACAATACGATTATATGTACACAGGACAAAACGACGATATTATTAATTTTGATATTGATATTAATGTTGCATTTTTCCAAGCATTATCAGGTGATATGGGGCAATTAGGAAAAACACAAAAAACACAAGGCTCTAATTCATTAACAGCGGCTCTAGAATCACCAGTACACGGTGTTGGCGATGGTGACGGCAAAAACTCATCAAGTGCAGGTTTATCAACAGCAAAGGCTGTGCCAAAAACTAACACTGGCGAAAGCGGATCTGGTGTCCAAGCACATCCAGAGAATCAGATAGCTAGATCATTTAACGATGCTATTGTAAATAGTGAAGTAGACTTAGTAACCATTGAGTTTGAAATTTGGGGCGATCCTTACTATATTGCTGATAGTGGTATGGGCAATTATGGTGCTAGAGGAACCGGAGGAATTAACATTACATCAGACGGAACTATGGATTACCAATCTAGCGAAGTAGATATTATTGTAAACTTTAGAACTCCTGTTGACACAAGAGATCCAGGATTTATGAAATTTCCTGCAGGCGGTTCTAAAGCAGTAGGTGCATTTAGTGGATTGTATCAAGTAACAGAAGTTACTAACTCTTGGAGTAATAATACTTTTTCTCAAAAACTTAAAACTATTCGAAGACGCAATCAACCTGAAGATACAGGAATTGTGCCTCTTGATATTGCAATTGAATCAGTTATTGAAAAAGGTATAGACGCAATTATTTCTCCGTTAGCAAGTGCGCCAGCGGCAGCATTTAGCGGTATCCAAGATGACATACAAGGTGCAATTAATGAATTAAGTGCAGCATTATCAGCTACTCCAGTAGGTGGAGCATTAGCCAACGGCGTTGCTGCATTAGAGTCTGGTATTACTGATGCACAAAATGCATTATCGTCGGCATTATCAGCACCGACGATTGCCGCAGCACAAGCAAGTGATTCATTATCTTCAGCATTACAAACGCCAACGGTAACAGTATCAAATACACCAGCTCCGCCCATTGGCGGAACAGGCGTAGGTAGACAGGATATAGGAACATAATGGTAGGTAAGGTTAATAAAAGTCAAGTAGAACGTACTTCTAATTCAGGAACTAAAGAACAGTTCCCGTCGCAGGCTGTTGTGGCTATTGTTAGAAATCATTTAGACAGTACATATATGGGTAATTTAGAAGTTGAAATTTTAACTTCAAGTAACGCAGGACAATCTACAAATGCTCCAGGGCAATTATTGCCAGTAAAATATCTTAGTCCGTTTGCCGGAGTTACATCTCTTGAAGGAACTAGCAAAAACGAAGGTGCAGCCAACAGTCAACGTAGTTATGGATGGTGGGGAGTACCGCCGGATATTAATTCAAAAGTACTTGTAATTTTTGCAGAAGGTGGAGACGGTTATTGGATTGGTTGTATACCTGAAGATCATACAAATATTATGACTCCTGATCCGTGGGTGTCAACAACATTTAACGATAGCGACAAAGCTAAAAAACTACCTGTTGTTGAATATAACAAAAAAGTAGAAGATGGTAAAGGCAGAGACAGTACACAATTTATCAAACCTACAAATCAAGATGCTGTAGATGCGTTAACAGCACAAGGATTAATTGAAGACGAAATCCGCGGAACTACAACAACAAGTTCTAGGCGTGAACTTCCTAGTGCAGTTACAGGATTTAGTAGTCCAGGACCGCAGGATAAACGTCCTGGCGCACCAAGAGTTAATTATGGTGAAAATTTTGCACAGGCTCCTGTCCCACAAAATAGATTAGGTGGTAGCAGTTTAGTATTTGATGACGGCGATGCAACACTTATTCGTGAAACGCCAGCAAGCGAAGGTCCACCAGTTTACATAAATGTAGAAGCCGGTGATAAAGGCGGCGATCCTACATTACCGCATAATGAACTTGTGCGTTTAAGAACTCGTACAGGGCACCAAATACTTCTGCACAACACAGAAGATTTAATTTACATTGCTAATTCAAAAGGCACAACTTGGATTGAATTAACAAGTAATGGTAAGATTGATATTTACGCACAGGATAGTATTAGCGTACATACAGAAAACGATTTAAACTTTAAAGCAGACAGAGATATTAATTTTGAAGCAGGCAGAGACATTCATACAACTGCCGGCAACAGTATTTTTGCTAATGCAACAGCAGATATACACGCTAACGCAGGTAAAAGTATCTATGAAACTGCTGCAACAAATTGGGAAATTAAAGCAGGCACTGACGGTAAAATTACAGTAGGTGGATCAAGCAATATTAGTGCAACAGGAGACCACGTAGAAACTGCTGCAAATATTCATATGAATGGTCCAGCTGCCGCAACAGCAACCGCTGCAACGGAAGCAAATATTCCTACAAGAGTTCCGCAACACGAACCTTGGGCAGGACACGAGAATTTAGATCCTTCATCTTTTACTCCAGAAAAAACAGACAGTAAAGAAGAAGAGGAAGTACAAGCAACCCCAGCAAAAACTCCTGACACATTTAAGA